GCCTTGGCGATACAGGTTCGTCGGTATCTAGAGACGAAATAGCACAAGCAGCGGAGCAGATGGCAAAACTCGGTATCCGCTTTTAATTGGGAGATTAAGAAATGGCAGCAGGGAATACAGTAACTGATTCATTAGCCGACTCTATTCCCACGATGATTGCCTCGGCAAGAATTGTGAGAGAGTTTGCTGGTGTTATGCCTAACCTCGTCGATAGGCAAAGACTCGACGAAAACACAGGAACAGTCTGGAATGAAGTTTCGATGGCGAAACTAACAGCTCAGGCCGTTACCGAAAGTACAGAACTAGACAACCCTCAGCAGATGGAAGACACGCTGTTCTCAATAACCCCTACGGTTATCGGAGTTCACACTGTCATCACCGACAGGGTTGCCCTGAGAATTAGCGCCAACGCATATGCCCAGACAGGGTCACTTGCACAGAACGCTATTGAGAGAAAGAAAGACCTGGACGGAATTACAGCACTTGACGGGGCTACAACTTCGTTAGGTACTGCGGGCCAGCCTTTAAATTCTGGTGAAATCGCTGCGGCAGCATACAACATAACCTCAAACACAACTGAGCCAGCTCCTGCAAGCGCTCCAATTCACGCTGTTCATCACGGCTTTTGCCTGAAGGACATCGACGACGAACTGATTAATGCAGGTCTTGATACTACTACTGGTGAAGGCGCACCACTAACTGTGGGCGTTGCAGCAGAGACTTACCAGAACCGGTATAGGGGAACCATCGCAGGCGCCCGATTGTATGAGGATGGGAACATTCCCATCAACTCAGAAGTCGATGCAAAAGGCGGAGTCTTCTCACAAATGGCACTGGTATTAGTCGAGGGTAGGTCTCCGTATGTAGAGACCAAGAGACTACCTGAACTAGGCGGTGGAGCAACAGCTCTGTATCATTACGATGAATACGCCTACGGAGAGCGCAGCAGCGGCAACTGGCTATATGAATTGCAAAATGACGCTACTGCACCAACGAGCTAAATTAATAAATATGGTAATAAATCTTTTTATTTGAGGAGGATAAAATGCCAAGAGGAAATTTCGGAGAAATTAGAGCCTTTCAAGACTTTTTGGGTTCTTATGAAGATGTGACATGGGCTGCTAATGCAGACATGGATTTGAATGGTGGCTGGTTTGCGGTTTCCGTGAATGAAGGAACTATTCAAAACGTGGTTGATGAAGAAGGTGGAATAGTCCAGTTTCTTACAGATACCGGAGACAATGACAATATAGCCTTGGTTGCAGGGCCGTTCAAGCCCTCTAATGGCGGTTGTGTCACAGAGGCACGATTCAAGGTAGCAGACGATTTAAATGTAGCTATCTTTGCAGGTTTTTCGGAAACCCTAAATACGGACACTCCGGTTATGCCTGCTGAGTTCGCAACAGCAACCATGAGTATCAATGGATCAGGTGGAGTCGCAGGATTACAGTTTGATTTGGATGGTACTTCTACAGATTACTTTATGGCTGCGTCAGGTGATGGAGGGGCCGTTGCAGGAACCAATAAAAAGGGGACTACTATAACGGCAACTACAACAACCAATTCAGGCCAAACAATCACTGCCGACAAATTTATCGTAACCAGAGTCGAAATCAGCCCAAGTGGGCGAATTGATATGTCGTTAGCAGCGGATAAGGAACTGACGCAGGTTGAGTCTATTAGTGGAGCTGTTAATAAAGATGACCTTTTCTTTGCTGTACTTATGTTGGAAAACAGAGAGGCAGCAGCGAAGGAATTTGAAGTTGACTATGTTTACGCCAGAGGATTCCGAGACTGGACTGCATAGGACTTTGAATGGCTGCACTTGTTGAACTAGCCACAACAGATATATGGGGTCATGAGCCGTGTTGGTATCTCTCTGAGATTAACCGACCGGCTCGTGATTCCAGAGGCGTCAGAAGATACCAGACAATCACGGTCATAAGAAATGACCGGAGAGTAAAGCTCGAAAGAGATATTGGTGATGCGCGTCTGTTTGGCGAGGAGTTCCAGCTCATATGCGGGGTTCCCGATGGCAAAGGTGGAGGCGAGGCTCTCTATACCGTCGATGAGGCGATACGGATGGCACAGGATATGAATCTCACACCGCCCCCTAAAACCGAGGTTAAACCAAAAGACTGGACAAAAATCTTCTGGGAAAACATAGAAGAAAGAAACAAGTGGATGAAGGGTCAGAGCATATTTGGCCCCAACTATAAGAAGGAGCGAACCTGATGGCAGAGAACAATGAATCCGTACAAGACGTACAAGAGATGTTAAGAGACGCAGAAGTTGCCGAGGAACCTGGAAACATAAGGCGCGGTTCTGTAGTAGGCAACTCTAACGGTATGGCTATGACTGCAACCGAACTGAGCAGCGCTGGCTGGGTTTATGTCTATAACGTGCGGACCGCTGACAGAAGCACTGTCAACAGAAATATGCTTGAACAGCAGCTCCAGAAAAAATTCGACGATGGCACATATGCCTTTAGCACAAGAAAACCAGAAGGTATTGTGCCTCATGTAGGCAAGATTAAATGCCTTCTTCACAAGGATGACCCCAATAGAGAACTTTATACTCAGATGGGACTTCCTGAGTGTAGAAAAGCCAACCTAAACACAAGTCATGACCTGACGATACATATGCAAAAGCGTCACAGGCGTGAGTGGGCCTCCATAGATGGTGACAGAAAAGACGAAGAAAAAATAAAAGAACGAGAGCGCGAGAATCAGTTGGCTGATGCCATAAAACTGCTCGCTGAAAGTAACGCAAACATTAATAACCGGGGAAATAACAATGCCAAAAAATAATTTTGCTGCAATCCCAAATAGCCTTGTTACTCATGCGGTAACAAGTTCTGCAACATCGTTAACAGTACCCGATACCGCAAACTATGCGGAAGGCTACGTCAGGACAAACAGCGTTGTAGAAACACGAGATGGAACTGACCCGACCACAACGAAAGGAACCCAGTGGGCAGCAGGCGACACTATCGCACTCAGATCGAGAGATGAGGTCACGGGCTTTCAGGTCATAAGAGAGAACGCTTCAAACGCTGCGACCATAGACTTCCAGTTCTACAACAAAGTTCCTGGTATGAACTAAGATGGCGGGCATATTTTTACCCGGAAGCAAGGCATCTGGAACCGGGGATATAACTACTGTAGATGCTGGCGTTGGCCTGTCAGGCGGCGGAGATAGTGGTGATGTAACTTTAACGCTTGATTTATCTGAACTTAGCGCTGTAGTTCCTACCAGTGGTGACTGGCTTGGGACGCTGGACTCAGACGATGCTAACGAGCAGTTAACGACAACTGACGCTCTTGCGACTCTGTTTGCAGGAGACGGACTGGCTGCTTCAAGTGCCGTTCTGGGACTTGATCTTGTAACCAATGGTGGCCTTGAAATATCGAGCAATAAACTACAGGTAGCTACAGGCATATCCCAATATGATGTGGCCCAGTTTGCAGCAAGCGTTGAGGATGATGACTTCCTTCGTATATCCACTACAGCCGTAGAGGGACTAAGCGCAGCGGAGGTTGCTGCCGCTATTGAAGGCAGTATTGATGCAGTAGGAACTATAGCTTCTGGAACTTGGGAAGCTACAGATGTGGGAGTGGCTCACGGTGGTACTGGAGCATCTACTTTAACTGCCAATGGCGTTCTTATAGGTAATGGAACATCAGCAATATCATCAGTTGCTATGGCTACAAAAGGTCATATTTTAATTGGTGACGGTAGTGGCAACCCGCAAATGCTGCCTGTAGGAAGTAATGACGAAGTTTTAGTCGCTGATAGCGGTGAAACTACTGGTGTTAAATGGGCAGCGGCATCAAGCGGAGTGTCCTTATCAGGAAGTACAGATAACACAGTGGCTACTGTTACTGGTGCTAATGCGTTAGCAGGGGAGGCCAACCTCACATTTGATGGTTCTACTTTAGCTGTAACGGGTGCGGTTACTGTATCAACTGACCTTACAGTATCGGGTGGCGATATAGTTTATGGAAACGGACAAAATGCAACAGCTTCCGTGGCCGCAACCGCACATGATACTACTGGTAAAAACTTAACCATAACAGCAGGTGCGCCTACCGCTGGAACTACTAACGATATTGCAGGTGGAGCATTAACCATACAGGGTGGACAGGGCAAAGGGACAGGTGCTGGTGGAGATATTATTTTTCAGACTGCCGATGCCGCTGGAAGTACAGCGCATTCTTTAAACTCCCACGCAACAGCACTTACATTAAGTGACGATTTAGGTGCGACATTTGCTGGCGATGTAAGTGTAGGAGATGATCTTAGCCTTACTTCTGATGCTGCTGTTTTTAACATGGGAGCCGGTAATGACTTTACGATTACCCATGACAATACAACTGGAGCAACTCTTGCTGGCAATCCCATTACCATTACATCAGGAGGAGCAGCTACGTGGTCGTCATCTGCTGGTGCATTGACGATTACATCAGCGGCAGCAGCTACATGGTCTACTGCAGCAGGTGTCCTTACGATAGACGGTGATGACGGTATTACTCTTCAGACTACAGGATCAGGCAATGTGACTGTGAATGAAATCCTAGACATAACAGATGCCACAGATGCTTCTGATGCAACTGGTGATACAGGTGCATTAAGAACAGAAGGTGGAGCAAGTATAGCTAAGAAGCTATATGTAGGTACAGACTTAGACGTAGACGGTACTGCTGAACTAGACAATATAACTATTGCTGGGGCACAGGGTAGTGATGGACAGGTATTAACTTCTACTGGTAGCGGAGTAGGATGGGAAGATGCAGGTGGTGGCGGTGGACTGGTTGAATATGACGTATGGTCATTAAGTTCAAATGCCACAAATCCCAGTGCTGGGACGTTAAATACAAATCTTATTAGATGGAATCCTCAAATCAATTCAGTCAGTGTGTTTGAAAAAATTGGTACTGGGATGTCTAAGGATGGGTCAGGTAATTTTTCCTTTCCCAGTACAGGTAAATGGGAAATTACCTTATTTGGTGCTACAAGTACTGCTGGCTCAGAGGCTACTTCGACATTTCAAGTACATATAATAAATGACAGCGTTGAAGGAACTGTATTGCCACTTTATACGTATGGACCGTATGCTATATCTGGAGAGCAAAGTATGATGCTGGATATAACAGACACCTCCACCCAAACTGTTCATATGTACCAATCATTGGACGCTTCAATAACTTTATACGGTGATGACAAGGTTCTGTATACCGGAATGAAATTCAAGAAAGTGGGTGATACATAGGAGTATATGAATGTCTGAAAATGAAAAACCCAGTACTAGTAGTAGCGTAAGCCAGTTCAGACCATCTAGATATGATGATTTGTTGTGTACTATGCACGATGGAGCGTGGTTTGGCTTTTATAAAGACGCTGACATATCGACAGGTATCGGGGCTGAACACGAATACGAAAACCTTGTAATAATTCCTGTTGATGGTGTGACTTATGACAAGCCTACTAAAGACTATATTGATACTGAACTAGCTAAATTACAGGCAACATGGGATGCTGCTCAATAGCAGTAAAAGATAAGTATCCGAAAGGTTAATCTGGAGAAACTAAATGGACGACATACAGCTCAAGGATCAGGACATAGCAGAACTCTTTAACAGGATGCCTGAAGCAAAACGTGAGGCAATCATAATCGCACAGGAAAGGATGATTAAAGAGCTTAAAAATCAGAATCTTGAGATGTCCAAGGACAATTTAAAGGGTGTTAAGAAAGTGAAAGCAGAGGTGGTCTGATATGCCGACAACCGCATGGTCCACGATGAGGCAGGATATATTAAGGCCACTCGGCCTTATAACCGGCTCTACGACGACTAATATTTCAGATAGCAACCTTTTGGTTAAAGATACAAAAATTAGTCAACGCTTCCCTGTAGATGATTACTTTAATAACAGATGGTTTATGCAGTTAACAGGTAGTTCAACTAGCAACCAAAACAGTACAAGGCGAGTTTTAGATTACGCACAGACTAGTGGTACATTTACTTGTGCAGGGGCTTCAGGCAACAATTGGCCTGCTAGTGAATCAGGCTCTATAACTTACGAGCTTTCCACATTTCATCCCGATGACACAAAAGATGCCTATAACGAGGCACGGGAAATAGTATTTCCTGATATTGCTACGGTAGTAGATATAGAAACAATTATTACTGGAGAAAATCAATATACATATACCCTTCCATCTACCCTTCGTAGAGTGGATCGGGTATATAGAGGTAACAGAAGGAACGCAGACTCGGGTGATAACCTGCTATTAAACGCAGACTTCGAGGACTGGGACGCAGATCAGCTAGCTCCAGGTTCACAGAACAACTGGACTCTCGCGGGATCTGGGGCGACCTTTAACAAGGAAGCACAGACGACGAACCCGGAGAATTACCTGGTTCTTCATGGAAACAATTCTGGAAGGCTTGCTGTGGCAAGCACTAACACAACATTGGTTCAGACATTTACTCCTGCATCATCGTCGTATACAACCCTACCAACCGAAGGTCAGGAAGTTAACCTCTCTGCATGGGTGTATTGCAATACGGCA